GCACATATTATGATGTTTATTCATCATAATATGTGCAGCTAGTTGTTTTCTTGGTCCTTACTCAGGACCGTCTTTTTTCGGGAATATATGTATCCCTGTCTTGGATGTTTGATTCTTATCCATTGCCTTTTTAGTGCTCTATCACGGTTGACATTGATATATAAATCATATCCCGTGCCTTTACACTATCCTATCTTTGTAGACATAGAAGTTGAACACCATGTTCATTGCAATTATTTCTTCATTTAATAAACTAGAGTAACCCTTATTATAGGAATTAGTTTTGAATCTAGGTTTAAAGATTCAGAATTTATTCGTTGAGACCGATTTAACGGTTCACAACTAATTCATATACTAATTACTATCACCAACATAGGACTTAGCCTACTTTATCAGTCCTAGGGTAAGACACGCTTTGCGTGTCTTTTTATTGAGGGGTGAAGAGTGCATAACCCACACTCTAATGATCCCCTCCCCATCGCTGCTTTGCAGCGAACCGATAATTTTATTGGTTTTTCAGATTAATTTTTGTATTTTACAGAATTAAATTAAATTTTCAGTTGTATAATTACCACTTCTCATGCGCAATGTGAGATTTGGATTTATATTGCTATGGCGGCCATTGGGCACACATACCCTCAGCCTGTCTTTATATTTTTACGACACCAGAAGTGTTTTAAGTTCGTGCGAATATTTAGATATAGGTTTTGAAATTGAGGATTGATGTACTATCAGTGGATTCCCATTAGAACAGCCCCTTCAGGAGAAATCCTGGTGTCTTACAAAAGGGTGTGCGTTTACAATTGGGTTTATATAGCGTTTTGTATTTTATTACATTTATTTTATTTGATTTATTAATACTATTATTGTTTCTTTATATTTTTAACTAATCATGACGAAAAGTAACAAATATTTAGTAGACACGAATATAGTAAATTGCCTCCGTGCTGATCGGAGTTTAAATCAGTTATCACCTATCAGAGTTCATATGATAGATGACGATCGCATGTACACAATGCATTTTGTGTATGTTAGTGATCTATATAAACGCGTGCGTAAGCGTTTTATACGTGATTTCGAGAAGTATAAACACTATTACCATGAATTTGATTTGCCGCGTTTTTATTTTACCTTTAAAGGTAAAATTTTATATGAAAGTGATCTCTCGTACATTGATCTCAATATTTGTACTGGAGATTATTTACATATGCAGTTTGCCGCTTTACAAGGTGGTGCACAAATATATTGCTCGCTTTATGATAAATATCATTTAACTATAGATTTAGGCAGCGTGGCGAATGCCACATTTAATTTTTTAGCAAATTTAACTGCCACTCAGTGCTCATTACATCGAGTTACAGGTGTTCCAGTTAGATACTTATACTTATTTGATGATATATTGCACAGCAATCTGATTATTCAGTTTTGGGAGGTTACGCCCACATATACTAAACATGTTATCGAAATTGATCGGTGGCACGAATGTGTGGGAACGAGACGAATTTTAATTAAATTATTAGATTTTGATTACAGTATTAATCCATTTCATTACAAATCTCTCTCAACTTTAAATAATCTTACTCACTATTATCCCATTGGAAGTAGTGATGACGAATCGTCTGATTCGTCAGTCAGTTTAGATAGACTAAACTTGACACCTCAATCAGGATTTATAGATGACATCAAATTCCAGCTAATGCTGAGAGATAAAGAGTATATCCTGAAACTGATCGAAGATTTAGCGATTTTATTGCGCGGTTTATATAAGAGTTACCATAATGATTTTGATCTCTCGATTATTATTGAGTATTCAACCATTTTTTGGAAATTGAGAAACAATAAATCATTGATCAACCAATTAAGTACATCTGGAATTATTGATTATTTAAAATTTATATTAAAGGACTCCAGTGATGAAATGGTTGAACAAAGTTCGCATCCCATTTTTGAGTCAGCTCGACATGTACTTAACAATGTCCATAAAATTAAGGATTCTAAAGTTTATATTACCATTTATCGTGTTGGTATGTATATTTTGACAAATTCTATATTTGAATCATCAGAGATGATTTTGGACAAATGTGGTTATAATAAATTTGAAATTAAAAATTTAAGTAAGAAATTTAAATTATCTGGAAATCTTTTATTGGATTTGGCGGATGGTATAATATTTTTACTCGAAAAAGGATATCAAATTATTACCACAGGGTCTTTAGATTGTATTTATCATACAGATGATGAATATGCCGCATTATTTGATACTATACAAGACCTTAAATTAAAACAGCACGCTCTTGCTAACCCTGAAGCTTTGGGGTTTTCTGAGGCGTGGTATATTAGAACTTTGGATGATACTATAGAAAAATTGAAAAGTGTTATTAAGTTAGCCACTCTATCTAAGAGTTCGGAGACTAAAGTTTTGAAACATTACCTATATGATATGGAGCGTATTAAAATAGACCGTGTTCTCAAGTTAACTGTACAAAGTTATCGTGAAACACCATTTTCATTATTATTCTTTGCTCCCCCTGGCATAGGGAAAACCTCTTTGTTAAAAATTGTGTTTCAACATTTCGGTGTTACACACAATCTACCAACGGATGACAGTTTTATGTTTACCAGAAATTCATTAGCAAATTTTGCTGATGGATTCACGACACCATGTTGGTGTTGGGTCCAAGATGATATAGCCTTTTTACATCCTGACAAGGTTGTTGGTTGCGATCCTACTCTTTCCGAAACAATTCAGTTACGGAATAGTGTGCAATTCACACCTGATCAGGCAGCTATTGAAGATAAGGGAAAAGCCCCTTTTAGAGGAAAATTATTATTAGGTACCACTAATGTGGAACATTTGAATGCGTATTATTACTTTTCGTGCCCAAGCGCTTTACAGCGCAGATATCCGTTTGTGGTTGAGGCTTCGGTCAAACCTGAATATTGTATTCCTGGTACCAAAATGCTTGATGCTTCTAAAACGGCATTGGTTGATGGTGAGTATCCAAATTATTGGAGAATCATTGTTTCCAAAGTCAAAATTCCAGAGCGCAGGCATGATTTGGCTAAAAAGGAAACAGTATTGGTAACGGACAATATAAATGATTTTCTCGCATGGCTCTCTAAAATTTCTATTGAGCACTTTGAGAATGAAAAGAAAATGACTACATCATTTGCCCACATTAAAAAAGTTGAAGTATGTAAAATATGCTTCAGGAGTGTCAAGTTTTGTTCTTGTGCTCAATTAACCGCTCAGAGCGGGTATTATTCATTTTACGATAAAATCTGCACAACAACTGAAAATATTTATGTTTACACAATACATTTTTGTTTTATATTTGCAAACACATTTACTACAGTTATGTTTTATTTGTATTTACGCCATTTGGTATCGTACTGGCTTATTCGTTTAGGTTATCATGCAGTTAATGTGAAAGTGGATAAAGCTATGTTTGTTTCGATTTCTCAACGAGCACGGCAAACTGTAGGACACAATAAGAAATTTACATTGTTACTTGGCGCTATTACAACGTGGTATGCGTTATTTAAAGTGTCCTCATATTTTAAATTGGAAGTTCAATCAGCTACAGAAACGAAACCCATTTCTCTTGAAAAGGAGAGACATAATCCATGGATTATTTCGGATTTTCGACTTTGTTCTCTTGATTTAACGCAACCGATTTTATCTTCTAAAAACCAGTCTAATGATGATTTTGAAGCTATGGTACTGCGCAATATTTGTGTGGCATTTATACCTTTAAAAACAGCGCGTGGCAGACGTTATACTAATATTTTATGTTTAAAAAATAATATTTACGTTGCTAACGCTCACTGGTTTGATGTATTGGAGGAAGACACCAAGCGTATTGAAATTTGTGTATTAAATGACCTTGATGGTCCTGGTGTTATTCCAAAGATATCTTTTATGTTAAACATAAGTGACGTTAAATTATTACCTAATTGCGATTTAGTAGTATTTGAAGTTCCGCATGTTGTACCAAAGAAAGATTTAACTGCATACTTTCCAAGTTGCAAGGTTGATTTATATTTTAATGGTATTTTGTTGGGACGAAAGATAAAAGGTGATGTTTTTAAAATGAGTGTTAACAATGTTAAACTCCAACGTCACAAAGATGAGATGACTAAGCGACCATTTGATAATATGATTACTTTTGGAACATCTCAATATTTAACTCAGGAGGGTGATTGTGGTTCACCCTTGATTGCACATACACCCAAGGGGCATATGATTGTATCATTGCACCGTGCTGGAACACGAAATCGTGATGTATTAGGCACATGCCTATTTAAAGAACATATTGAAGAGATTCTAAACACATTTGAGCACTCCAGCGTGGGAGACGCACCACCATATATCCATGAAAAACATTTACCATTACTAAAGTTACACTCCAAGAGTGTATTTAATTATATAGAATCAGGTACTGCAGAGGTGTACGGCTCATTGAGCGGTTTTAAAACTGCTCATAAATCTAGAGTTTGTCCCACTATTATGCGCCCGTTCTTTTTGAAAAATGGATATAGCGTCAATTATGTCAAACCCAATTTGGGGGGTTGGCAACCGTGGCGTATTGCCGCCACAGATTTGGTTTCACCGGTAGTTGCATTTGATGTTGCACTGGTGAGAGCATGTGCCATGTCGTATTGTGATACTATTGTCAAGCGTATAGGCAAGGATCACATTTCTGAAATCGTTCATAAATATGATCAGTTTACGGCAATAAATGGTGCACCTGGAGTGGCTTATGTTGATAAGATCAATCGTACTACTTCAGCAGGATACCCTTATTACAAGCAGAAACGTCATTTTTTAATAGATTTGCCGCCTCAACATGGTTTGGATGAGCCAGTGGGCATTAATGAAGAATTACAATCTCGTGTTGATGCAGTGCGTGAACGGTATAATCAAGGTTTGCGATATAAACCAATTTTTGTCGCATCTTTGAAAGATGAACCTATTACACCTGAAAAAGCCGCTTTAGGCAAAATTAGAGTTTTTGGTTCAGCTCCTGTTGATTGGATTATAGTGGTCCGTCAGTATTTGCTATCTTTTGTGCGTTTGATGCAGAATAACAAATTTGACTTTGAGTGCGCTATTGGCACAGTAGCGCAATCAGGTGAATGGTCTGAATTATATAATTTTATAACTTTGCACGGTGAAGATACAATCGTTGCCGGTGATTTTAAAAAATTTGATAAACAGATGTCACCTGTTTTTATACAAGCAGCTTTTTCAGTTATTTCTGCAATATGCCAGTTATCTGGTAATTATGATGATCAAGACATAGCGGCTATTAAAGCAATAGGCGTTGACACAGCATTTCCGTTAATGGATTTTAATGGTGATTTGGTTCAATTTTACGGATCAAATCCTTCTGGTCATTCATTAACTGTCGTAATAAATTCTATTGTTAATAGTATTTATATGCGATATGTTTTTGTGCAACTATTTTATAAAAATAATGACACGCAATTGTCACCCATTGAAGTTTTATCTTTATTTAGAGCGAATGTTTCGTTATTGACATATGGTGACGACAATATTATGGGGGTTGATAAAACTATTCCGTGGTTTAATCATACTTCTATATCAAAAGTGTTTGGCGAAATGGGTATTGGTTACACTATGGCTGACAAGTCAGCCGAGAGTGTACCATACATTCATATTAGTCAGGCATCTTTTTTGAAAAGAACTTGGGTTCTCAATAAAACCCTAGGATACCATTTTGCTCCTTTGGACCATGATTCAATTGAGAAGATGTTAACCACATGGGTCGCTTCGGATTCCATTTCTTCAGAACACCAGTGCATTAGTGTACTGGCTTCTGCCATTCGTGAGTACTTTTTCTATGGTAAAGAAATTTACAATGAAAAATTAGAATTATTTAAGAAATTAGTTACTCACCTTAAGTTGGAGCCTTTCGTGGTAAAATCGACGTTGCCACCTTATAATATTTTAGAGGCTCGTTACATGGTTAATACTAGTCGAATACTTGGAGTCGATGTGGACGATCGATTTCAAAGATTGTTGGATTCGGATACAGAAGTCAAGTTTGATATAACTTCCTTCGCTTTCCGATCTAGTGATCAATAATTTGTCTATTTTGGGCTTATGTGGCAAAGTCCTTTAAACCAAAATGCCTCCGCATTGAGTAGTTACTGCTAATACTCTATTATTACTATAAACTTGTGAGAGTTTTAGAGAATGGACTTAATGTGAAATTCACCTGGGTGTATCCCAAATATTGTTTTTACAGTAAGGTTAAGATTGAACAATTTTATTGTTTAGGTGGAGCCTAATAGTTAATAGTGATGTTCTGTTAGTTTGAGTTGACTACAGAATTTATATATGACTCGCTACAACAAAATTACCAACTTTAAAAGAGGTTGTCATTTACTCAGGTAAAACAAGTGACGAACAAAATCTTGTATTGGATTTGCAAGATTTTTCCATCCAATCTGGCGATACTAACACTACTGAAGATGTTGTTCCTCAATCTGAGGCACCTGAAGCAGGTTTAGTGGTATTTGCTGAGGAGGAAGAAGGAGAGAAATTAGAAATTAAAAGCAATATGTATATTGAAAGATCTATTCAACCTAAAAACATTGAACTTGCTAAATTTCTATCTCGTCCTGTTCCCATTGCTACATACACGTGGCAATTGGGAAATTCGATTCGTGAAACATTTAGACCTTGGTTTTTATTCATGAATCAAACTTCAATTAAGAAACGTTTAGATAATTATCATCTATTTCAGGGGAAATTGCATTTAAAATTTATTATTAACGCTACACCTTTTTATTATGGGTGTGCTATGGTCTATTATAGACCAAATTTAGACATCCCCTCATCACCTGTTACGGAAAATACTTTGCCAATTACGGCATCGCAGTTACCTAGGGTGTTTCTATATCCTGCCCAAAATAAAGGCGCCACAATGGTGTTGCCTTATATTTATCATAAGGAGTGGCTAAATCTTAACAGTGCGACAGATGTTCAGAACATGGGTCAAATGTTTATACAAGAGGTTGCACTCCTTCGGTCCGCCAGCGCAGGGACTAGGCCTATAACGATTACTGTATATGCCTGGTTAGAAGATTATCAATTATCTGGACCAACTTTTGAGTTAGCTTTGCAGTCAGGAACTACTGACGAGTATGGTGATGGTATTGTTTCAAAACCAGCATCAGCTATTGCTCGTGCAGCTGGAATGTTAGAAGATGTACCTATTATAGGAACTTTTGCAACAGCTACTCGTATTGGTGCTTCTGCTGTGTCTTCAGTAGCCAAGTTATTTGGTTTTACTGATGTTCCAGTTTTAGATGAGGTTCATTCTATGAAACCTGAACCATTTCCACATATGGCCGCGAC